GTAGCCCGCGTACAGGCCACCAAGCAGTACAAGGTTGCGATTGATGCGCCTATTCGTGAGGCCACCAACACCATTCAAGAGATGGCCAAGATGTACGAGATGGATGCTGACGCCGTCGTTCGGGCCGCAGCAATTAATGATCCCGCGCAACGCAGAGCCGCGGTCAAAGAAATGCTTACAGGTCTCGACCCAATCGATGCAGTTGATGTGCGTCGTCGGGTTGATGAACTCAATTCTTTGTACAACAAACGAGATCTAATTCTAACCAACGCCGAAAAAGCAATGGACGAGATTAGTAAGCGTGAAGCCGCTCAGCAGGTCGAGTTGGCTCGTCAGCAGGAGCTCGCTCAAAAGAAAGCTCAGGAAGAAACCACAACTACTTATAGCGAAATGTGGAATCGTTTTACTCAGGAAGTGCCGATTCTTAAAAAGACTGGCAACGCCGAGTGGGACGCTCGCGTCGATGGGCTTCGTGAACAAGCCATGCTTGTAGAGCAGTCTGACTTGGATACCGAAACCCGGGCAGCCTTGACCTACCAAGCGGTAGCAATGCCTCTTATGGTTCAGTTGTTCCAGGGCTACGTGAAAAAGAGCCAGGGCGAAATCGCCGGCCTTAAGAAGGCTTTAGGTGAGTATCGTACCGCCACGCCAGGAGCTGGTGGGGGCGAATCCAAGACTGGTTCTCCTGAAATCGCTTCCGACGTTAGCTTTTTGGACGCACTCGAAAAAGGTCTGAGGTAAGTAACTCATGCCCGCTTTCTACCCGGAAGGCGACGAGCCGAAACTAGCCGACCCTTCGGGGAGGTCTCTTCATAAGATTAATAATCTTTTAAAGAGTATCGATGCTAAAACTGGCTCTACCACCCTTACTGGTCCGGTTACGGTCAATAATGAGGTTGAAGTCACCAACAGCACAGGCAACCCGATTCCGGTAAGCGGAACCGTTGCATTGGATGCAACAAGCTTGGCAGCCCTAGAGAGCATCAGCGTAACTTTCCCAGCAACTCAGAATGTAAACGTCACTAACGCTGGGTTGACAATCAACGACATGACCAGCGGGAATGCCAAAACAAAGATCGTTGATTCAGTTGGGGCAGACGTTTCCTATATCACTGCCGGCACGGCCGGAACTCCGTCTGCAGGCGTTCTCAGCGTGCAGGGTATTAATGGCGGAGTTTCGCTTCCAATTAGCGGATCCGTAGAGACTGGGTTAGCGCAGCCGTTAACAGATACTCAACTACGAGCACTTGCCGTTCCTATTAGCGGAACAGTTACTGCGAATACTGGGTTAACTCAGCCTTTAACCGACACACAACTTAGGGCTGCTTCTGTCCCAATTTCGCAAGCAACAGCAGCAAATCTTAATGCTACAGTTGTCGGATCTGGCTCATTTACAGCAGCTCAATCTACCGCAGCAAATCTTAACGCCACCGTAGTTGGGTCTGGTTCATTTACCGCAGCCCAACCTACTGCAGCCAACCTCAACGCTACAGTTGTCGGATCTGGCTCATTTACTGCGGCTCAAGCAACCGCCTCTTCACTTAAAGCTCAGGCTCAAATTCTAGATTCTGCTGGTTCACTTCTTACTTATGGATCTACTGGTGTTGCGGGTAGCCCATCTTCCGACGTAATAACAGTTCAAGGGGCTTCCGCTGGAACAGCCGTAAACACAAAGATCTTAAACTCTTCTGGAACAGCCGTTACGTATGCTGAGACTGGAACGTATGGTTCCCCAAGCGTTGACGTCCTTAGCGTTCAAAATCCCCAGGGAGTCACCGCTACAATCACGACCTTCACAAGTACTACTGCTTCGACAAGCCTTGTTGCAGTCGGCTTAACTCGCAAAGCACTCACAGTTTATAATTCTGGGCCAGGCGACCTTTACATTTCTCCGACGGCAACTTGCACGACTACAAATTTCCAACTCAAATTGAGCAGTGGAGATTTCTGGGAATGCCCAGCGAGCCAAGTACTACTGAGTCATACAGGCGTATTTGCCACCTCCGGCACGGCCTACATCACAAACTTGATCTAGGAGCAGGCGATGCCTCTTTCCAGATTTCTTCCAGTTCCTCCTTTAAACTCTACCACGACCTTCAGGAGATTTGCAGTTCCTGGGGTTACCACACAGTTTATCTATTACTACACGCTGTTTGCGCCACCAGCTTCAAACTCTGGTTTAGTTATGCCGAATTGGACAAGCACAGGCATTGGTAGTACTTGGACTGGAAATTGCTACCTAGATGTTTATGCCACAAATTCGACTGGGTATGGCGCAACGATAAAGTTTAGGGGTAACCAAGGTCTCACAACTACTGGTGGTGGAATTATCGCTAATAACGGTCCTTATTGGATAGCTTGGTCTAGCGCAATCACATTAGCTCAAAATGATGTAATTGTTGGAAATGTTACTGGTGCAAGCGGGAAAGTCTATAAAAGCGGAAGTCTTACAGATACTTGGTTATACGACTTGTCTGGAGATCTTTTCTCAACGGCAGATACAAACTTTACTGTAAATGGGACTCCATCTGGTCGAGCAATTACTAACACAGGTTTTGGAACAAGCCCCGCTGCGGGAATCTATTTTACGCCAGCACCAGCCAATCTTGCCGACAAAAATGCTGGGTATTATTCTCCATTTTTATTTAATAAAGGTAGAACAATGGACGGATCTTCGATTGTTCAATTCTGTTTTTCTGGAATTGCTGTCTAATGCTCCTCCTCCCCTCCCACCCCATGGTTGCAAGTAAATGAAAATCTTACCGCTTCCGCTTGGCTTGAAGTTTGTGGGAAAAAGAGCTTTTACTCCAGCTAGCATAGCTGAGCTAGATTTATGGCTTGACGCCGCAGATAGCAACACACTGTTTGATGGAGCAAGCGGGGGTAATTATGTGACTACAAATGGGTCAGCTGTAAAAAGATGGGAAGATAAAAGTGGTGGTGGCCGACACGCTAGTTGCGCTGGCCATACTGACATATTCCCAACCCTAACAACTAATGGAAAAAATGGAAAGAATGTTATAAATTTTGCAACTTCAAAATACTTAACATCAAGTTTTACGGGGGTTAACTACAACGCACAAACATCATTTATTGTGTTTCAATACTTAAGTGCCTCTTTGGCAAACGCAAGAGGATTAACCCAAGCGGTAAACTCAACAAGCAACGATTTTAACGGAAACCACTATATACAAGTCGTGAGAAATGGTTCAAATGATCAATTTGCTTCATGGGCTGGTAACGGATTTGTTAGTTCTGTATCCGCTACACCAAACCAGTATTATATAGCTAGAGCCAGACATTCAGGTTCAAGTCTGACTCTTAAGCTAAATGCATCTGAAGGCTCTTCATTCTCACATACACTAAACTTTAATTTCTCTGCATTTAGAATTGGGTCATTTATTCTTCCGACTCTATTGCCTGCAAATTCATTTATAAACTCTCCAGTTGCAGAAGTAATAATATACAGAAAATCACTAACAGATGCCGAATCGGATTCAGTAACAAACTACCTAAACTCAAAGTGGGCTGTGTACTAAAATGCCCTCTTTACCCCTCTTACGTCCTCTTTCATACGACGCGGACGCCATAACCTACTTCAACAAGGTTGGCACTCCGCTGAGCGACTTGGGCAAGACCCAGGTCAACGCTCTCATTCTAAACATGAAAGAGTTGGGCATTTGGTCTACCTGCGCTCACGGCTGGCTCTATTTGCCCGAACACAGTGGAGTGCCAGTCGGTGCAACAACGGGAGTATTTTACGACTTAAAAGGAGTAATGAATTTAACCATGACTGGGTTTGCTGCAGCTGGGCAGACTCAAACAGTCAACGGTCCGCACATCTGGGAAAACGGAATAGCCACGTTACGATCTCAACTTCTTGGGAATACGCCAACTATTGGGCAATTCGGTAATACCAGCTATGTGAACGGGGAAGACCCTGGTTTTGTTTGGGGCGGGTTGTGGGATGAACCGATTGATTTTTCAACTGGAACTTCTTCTGGAAGCGGTCCGTCAACTGGTTCTGTTCCATTTACTTTTAGTCACGGCTCTGGCTCTTATAGCACTATGATATTTCAAGCCTCTACATCGGGCTCAGGCTCTTTGCATAGCCCTACTAATCAGTACTACACACGGCGTTTTAGGTTTAATGCTCCGACAACTAGAGGAATGCGATTTGGAATAATCTCAAACGGGCCAGCGTACTTTGATTACCCGCTATTTATTGTTTTCGATCCCACCGCATCTTATACGTTTTCAGTATTAGACGCTAACAATCTCACCAATAACACCGTAGGGGGCAATACTGTTGGGTGCTACAACTACAATTCTCACTACAGGCTTGGACAACCAGGCACCGGTACGGTTCCAAGCGTTCGTCAATTTGACGCTTCTATGCAACCTCTAACAAACGAGTCTGGTACCGTTGGCTTTTCTAGACCTCCTTACGCGGTGACTACCTCACAATCGAGCCCCGGATTCTTAATTGATGCGGGGGTAGGAACGCCGTCTAATACTCAAATACGATGTCATGCCTTAAAAGCCAACTCAATCAACCCCAACGAAGGCGCAGGCTCAACCCCTTTCTTTTTCTTTGTTTTTCAAAAAGACACTAACTTCGGGTTTAGACGAGCCGAAAAACTAATTAGTTTTCACCAGACCTTAGATAAACAGATAGCGGGCCATCAAAGAGTCTTTAATAAGTTCGCCCCGTATCCTGATCGCTGCCGCATACGAACAGCTAAGAACAGAACATCCACTGAGACACTTCCACCGAGAGTCTATTTTGGGGTAAACGGTTCTTTATCCACTCATTGTAACGATCCCGCCAATGCCTACGGATCGTTTACGCTCGATATGTGGTGCGAGGACGAAGAGTATAGTCTTTTTCCGTCTTCCATAACTTCCAGCTTAACCTCGGCTCAGTTTCAGAGCTTTCTTCTTTCCCTCCAGTACCGCATCCATAACGGGTTTAGTAAAAACAACATTACTTTCCCAACCTCTCCAAATTCCTTTACGCTGGGCGGCGGGACAATCACGCGAAACCTAGGGACGGGGTACAAGACTTATCGGAAGCTTTGTTCTGCTACTTACGCAACAACTAGTCTGCATTTCACGCCGATCCAGAATGTAACTTCTCAAGCGACCACCAACGTAGCCACGACGGTTACGCTTAATATCACCTCAACCCCATCCCCACTCTACACTGTAGGTAGTATAATTCGAATCGACAACGAACAGATGTTGGTAACAGCGGTTAACGCAACAGTACTCACAGTAACAAGAGGCTACGCAGGCACCACAGCTGCCGCACACAACGCTAGCTCGATCGTGTTTATCTTCGACCCAAGAATCAGAATGTATAATTCTTACCCAACGTTTATTAATAACTTTGAGGTCATGGCTACCGATTTTAACTTAAATCATATCCCGAGCTACGATGCGGATGCCTTAACTTATTTTACAAACACGGGGATTACAGATCTTACGGCACGTCGACAAATAAATGACTTTGTTGTCGGGGTTAAAGCTCTAGGTGCCTGGTCTACTATGGTCTGTTGGCCGATGCGAAGCTCACAAAACGCTGGAACAGGTTCAACCGTGTATAGCCTTGGGGGAGGTGGGACATTTAACGGTACTATGGCCGCGGGTGCTACTTGGGGTGCCGAAGGCATAACCTTTAACGGATCTACAGGTCGAGTCTCAACAGCTCTTACTTCAATTACAAGTGATCACACCTCGATGAGTATCTTCAAACAAACCATAACCACGGGTTTTCAGGTTACCCTAGCTAAAGACGACCAAGGCGCGAACCGACAGTTTAACCACGTTTCGGACGGGAGCTCATATCTGAGTCAGGTCTGGAATACTACCGCTCGAAGTATATTTGTTGGAACACCCGTTGCTGGAGCCTTTAGGTCAATCGTTCTTCGCAATAGTGCGGGTCTTACAAACGCCCAGCCAGGGCAGTGGTATAGCAATCCAACTCAGACAACAACAACCTCTGGGACAATGTCTGCTGGTACAGCAGGTGTTTCAATTGGGTCTGCAAGTAACTCTAATTTCTTCTTTAACGGGGTTATACCTTTTGCTGCTGTTTGGAACTCATACCTAAGTGATACGAACCGTGCAACTGTGTATCGAATCTATCGTGACACCCTGGGGGAGGGGATAGTGCTTCCGAACTAAGATGCCCACTGTCCTCCCATTAAAGATCCGTAAAGCTCCGACGATTTACGAGGTCAACAACACAAAAAAGAGCGGGATGACGGGGAACAGGAAGTTCTCTGCTAATAGGCTTGGAACATTTTATAACCCAAATTTATATGCAGCTCGCAGATGGAATTGCGGGGCTACTGGATTTGAGTTTGTAAAGCCTTCAAGCGGTACGCCAACGTATCGGTATTACTCAAGCCTGAACCAACGCAACTGGAATGAAACGTTCCTTTACGGCACTCCAACGTACGCCGACTCAAGTAATCCTAGGTATTCGTTTTGGCAGTCCGTGTCCCCAAATCTCTATTCATTCCTTAACACTTATCATTCGGGTGGCTTACCGACCAACAAGCTTATCAAGGTATGGGTATCCTGGGACAAATATGTTTCGGTATCTCCTAGAGGTTTTGATTTCTATCCTGAGTACGATCTAGGGCAACAATGGCGGTACGATAGACAAAGAAGCTTTTCGTATCTTACATCCTCCGCTGGTGTTTGCTGTAGGTATGCTATTTTTAGTTAGTTCTTTAACAGATTATCGGCCCGTACTGCTTTAATTCGGTGAAACTCTTGGGAGATTCCCAAGACAATACCGAGCCAAGACATGCACGCTTGCATGTAAGGTGTAGAGACTACTGGAGGCTTAGGACGCCTTAATAACCAGCACGAACAAGCAGGGTGTCTAACGACATCAAGATATAGTCCAATCCACCTGGTAACAGGTCGGTATAAATGCGCGTCTCCTCTGGGCGCGGGTCAAAGCATAATTCAGGTATTGACAGACCGTAGTCAGTAGCGCATACTCTGATCTGCCTTAGAGATCCTATAAAAACGGAAGCGGGTTTTGAGGGCACGACCTATAAAAATGGAAGAGGTCACACGGGCAATAAAAGTCTCGGGATGCCGCCGGGAGATCCAATTTTGAAAACTACGGGAAACCGTGTTGGTTTCTCCTCTTGTTTTTAAACTCTTACTTTTTTTCTCTGAAAGGAGAATACTACTATGGCTACAGAATATACAAATATCGAGCAGCTCCTTGTTAAGGAAGCTGGGCGAATTGGGCCAGAGATCTACCGCAAAACGGTCGACAACAACGTTTGGCTCAAATTAATCAAACAAGATACTTTCCCCGACGAGATGGGCGATCGGGTCAGCGTGCTGACCTACGAGCGTTCTATCCCGCAGGCGGCCCGTAACGGACGGCAGAATGATTTCGATCTTCAGTCGGTCTGGCAAGGTAGCTCGGCGATCCTCGGGTCCAATCCTACCGATCAGACCTACACCAGCTTCAATGCATATACTCAAGCCACCTCAGGTGCAGCTAGTGCGTTGACCGCTTCGACGGATTCTGCTAACAACGCCAGCCTGCCTAAGTTTGCTAACGTTGAGTTTGCTCAAACCCTCCGCACTTACGACCTCCGTCGTGTTGCGCTCGAATCTCCGAACATCTCGCTCGAAGATTTGCGCTTCCCCGTGCGCCGGAAAGAGCAGCTGACCCAGATCATGAACATCCTGACCGAGCAAACCGCTTTGGTCTGGACGACTCGCTACCAGGACGAATACGTCCGGTTGGCGCAGAACAAGATCACTCCTACCGGCACAAGCGCTTCAGACGCAGCGTTGAACTTTGCGACTGTGTCGAGCGATCTTTCTTCCTTTAGCCCCGCGGTTAATGCGACTAGCAAACTGACTCAGGGAATCCTGCGTCGGGTTTACATGCGGTTGCTGCGTGACGGCGCCGGTTCGGCCGCTCAGGGCAAGGAAAACGGAGCCCCTGTGTTCAACTTGATCACCAGCGCTGAGACTAGCGACGACATCATCAAGCTCAACAGCGACATCCGTAGCGACTTCCGTTACTCCACCAAGCCGAATGAGCTTCTCGCTCCTCTCGGTGTGGAACGGTCCTACGGTGGCTTCTACCACATCATTGATCCGTATCCTCCCCGGTACAACCGCGTTGCCCTCACGGCAACTGCGCATGCGGCTGGAGTATACACGGTTGCCAGCAACGGCGGTTTAGAAATTGGCGACGTGGTTACGGTTACGAGTAACGACGAAGCGACTGTTCGCTCGGCTGCAAGCACTGTTACAGCTGTGACTAGCACTTCGGTGACAATCGCTGCCGCTGTTACTGGCGCGAGTGCAACGGACAAGCTCTTCGCCTGGAAGCGCGTGTTTCCGTTCACTCGTACCTCGGCTACCAAAGGCAACAAATACGACATCAACGCAAGCTACCTCTCGGCTGCTTACGAAGATTCCATCATCCTGGTCAACGAAGTGTATCACTCCGTTGTTCCGAAGCCTCTCGGCTCGATGGGACAGATGGGCTTTGATGCTCAAGGCTACCGTGGTGACTTCAAATGGAAGAACATCCCTGATCGGGGCACTAACCCCGACGGTTCAGTTGGCTTCTTCCGCGCGACGTTCGCTAACGGTTCTAAGCCGGTTCGCCCTGAATGGGGTTATGTCATTCGTCACAAACGTGGCGAGGCTGACCTGCTCTGGGTTGCCTAATTGATTCGAACGATTGCCTCAGGGGTTCAATCCCCCTGAGGCAGTCACTTTTTATAAAATGGAATCTATCCTCCTGGTTCTCCCTTCTGGCAAGGGCAAGGTTGAGGCTAAAGCAAAGGCTGAAGACTCAAAGACTGCCAAAGCCGCTGGTGAACCTAAGAGCACAGATAAGGTTTCCGGAATACGTATTCCACTCCCCATTGGGTTTTCAGCTCCCACCCCCGTCAAACCGAGAGCTGAGTTTGATTTTGTAGCTTCAGGCATCATCGACGGGGAAGAGCTCGTTGTAACCAAATTGGAGGGCCTCCCAGTTCCTAATCCAGGAGCTGAAAGTGAAGAAGACAAAGAGAGGGAGAAAATGGCTTTCGTAGATTCCGTTGAGAAAGGTTTTGAACTATGAAAGTAGAATTTCCGATCCCGCAAGGTTTTACACTCCCCGATGGAGTTAAAGAAGGTGAGACGTTTGAATTCATGGCAGGGGGCTATATCAAAGGTGATATGCTCGTGGTTTCTTCCGTCGAAGGTAATCCCGTCGGCGAGACAAAAGAAGAAGCTCCCATGGACGAAATGGCCTCGAATGAAACCCCGCAAGCCCAAGACGGCAACTTCGTCGACTCAATCGAGACCGGGATGTCCTGAGCATTTAATCAAAGACCTCGGCCTGGCTATCGTTGAGCAGGCTGTTTGGGATTTGAAATATGCTCAGAAATACGGCACCCGATCTGCGTACCCAGAGGATTTGATGACCAAGCAACACTTTGCCTGGTTCTTCAACAAGAAGAATGAGCTCTGGCATTTGCTCGGGCTAAACGGAGACGCAATTTGCGACCGGCTACGACCTGTTATTGCGAACCTCAAATGAGCGAAGAACAATCCGAGATCCGGGAGCGCTTGGCTCGAATCGAGACTAAAGTCGATTCCACGCTTGATCTGCTTACCGGCCACGACGGTCGTCTTCACAAGGTAGAAGGTCACATAAACAGGGGATACGGGATTGTCGCTACGCTTACCCTGGGGCTCACGATGTTTGGTCAGTGGTTTTGGGAAAAGGTTCACGGCCGTTAATTATTGACAAATACAAGGAAGTAATTGATACTCGTACATATGCCGACCCTACTAGTGGTTGCGTTGCTTTTTACGGGTTGTTCTACCGTATCTCCCAAGCGTTTGCCTAATTTTGCTACTACAGAAGCCCGCTTGGACGCGGCCTCTGCCGTTGCCAATCCCGAAGCTAAAGTCCATATCGAGGAGGCTAAAAAGCAATTAGAGTCAGCCAAGCAGGCTTGTTTTGTAAATACCGAGGCTCTTGAGGAAGCAGTCAAAGAGCGTAACGAGGCGGTTAAAGACGCCGAGATTTGGAAATCTAAACAGCGTAAAGCTCTTGGTGAGCTATGGATGTGGAGAGGGGCTTTGATTGCCGCAATTCTTTTTGCCGCACGTGGCCCCATCCTTTGGGCAGTTCGCAAGTTTATTGGGATTCCCTGGTGAAACATTGGCTCTTTTCAAACTTCCAGGGGCTTTTGGCTATTGCCACAGCCACTATCATCTTTTTCTTTTTAGGTCCAATCCTCCAGGGCTTTGACACGACAGCCGGCACAGTTGATCTAGGCTCTTTGCACGTCCTGGCTTTTGGGGCAGTTCGTTTTCTTTTCTGCACGTTCATGGCTTGGACAGTGCTTCAATTAGACTGGAAGATACTGGATCAATACGTCGACCGAGGTGTGCTCAGCGATGACTGGAAGGAATCGGGACCCCGTACAAGGCTGATTGTTTTTGCAGCCGTGTTCTCAGTCCTGCTACTGGCAGCCATCCTGTCATGCCGATAAAGTATGTTTTTGCGATTACTCTTGCTCTTGCCCACTCCAATATTTCTTTGGGTGATACGGATGCGAGGCATCGCGTCGTCGAGACCGCAAAAAAAGCCATCGGGACAAAGGAAGCCACAGGCCGAAACGACGGGCCCGTGGTGGACGAGATCCTAGACTCCGTAGGCTTAAAAGGTACTCGAGCGCCTTGGTGCGCGGCTTTCGTTGTTTGGGTAGGGGACAAGACCTTTACTCGCGCTCTTAACCCGTACCCCCGGACAGCCTGGTCGCCTACAATGCTGTACCGTCCTATTTGGGATAGATCCAGAAAAGGCACACCTCTCCAGCCAGCCGACGTTTTTGGTATTTGGTTCAATAGCATGGGTCGGGTAGCACATACCGGGCTTGTAGAGAAAAATGACGGGGAATGGCTTTTAACGATTGAAGGCAACACCAATGGGGGCGGTTCCCGTGACGGAGACGGGGTTTATAGACGTCGTAGGCTGGCAACCAATGTCCTGGGGAGGTCTTGGCTATGAGCCTTCGTATAGGGGCCATTGGCGTTCAAAGAGTGGCCGCAAAGCTCTTGGAGCAGGGGTTTTTGGTTTGCACACCTGTAATTGACGAGGGGTACGATTTGATAACTGACTGGAGAGGCAAACTTAAAAGAGTCCAGGTTAAGACCACGGCAGGCGCCTCGGACACCAAGACTCGAAACAAGCTTAAATTCCTGGCTGTAAAAGGTCCTGGGTACGGATACGGAGCTCTTCTTAAAACCAATAAAGTAAAGACAATCTACAACAAAACCGACTGCGATATCTTTATTTTCTACCACATTCCGCAGGATGCCGTGTTTGTAATCCCGCGGGCAAAGCTACCCAAGACAAAATCTATCTATTTCGCTGCTAACTCAGCCTGGCGAGATAACTGGGAAGTATTACGGTCCAAAGGTTGAAACGGCTTTTATTTCTGAGAAAATAACCATATGGCCATAGAAGATTCAGGACGCGAGAGAGCAGGGTTCAACGGGTTAGAAAGTGGCATGGATTCCTCTAGGGAGCCAAACCTGATCAGTCCAAAAAGCTACGCCCTTGGCGTTAACGTCACGGCTCGAGGAGGTACAGTAAAGACACGGCCCGGGTTTGTTCAGCTTGATTTGAAGCCAGATCCCGAAGATCCCGACGCACTTGAGGCGTTTCAAGTAGGGTACTTTCAAGGAGCTACGCTATTTACCCAGCCCGCCAATCGAGACGAAGCCTCTGATTTAGCCGATGCCGGCAAGGGTAAGACCTACATTATTGCGGCCGCTGGTGGGTGGCTTTACCGAATTGACCCGCAAACTAAAAAGATAATTCGAATTAACGGAACTCCTGGAACTGCAATTTCAGCTAAGGCTATATCCAGTATTACTTGTTCTGGCACAACCGCCACTCTTACAACAAGTGCTCCGCATCAATTAAACCCAGGAGACAAGATTACCGTTACCGACACACTTCAAGCACACTTGAACGTCTCTGAAGCTACAATTTTAACGACGCCTACTTTAACTTCATTTACCTATACAGCTAATTCATCTTCTTCGGTCGGGTCATCTGTTGGCTCTTATACTATATATAACCCGTCCGTCGGTTACGTGAACTTGCCAAAGTTCATGGACACGACGTATTACACGCTACGCATCGCCGGGGCAGGGAAGGCGACCACGGGAGCAGGACTCACTAATAGCTCAAAGGTTATTGTTGAAGACCCGCTCCCGACTGGCGTTCTGCTTGGTAAAACAGGAACAGACTTTGCTGCCTCCGCAACAACTGTCTCGGGCGGGCTCGACTACGTCACCGTTTCCGACGGTGGAACCGGCTTCAGCAAGAACGCGAAAGCTTACGTTGTTGGAACTACGAACGCTTCGCTCGCGTTAAGATTTTCAAGAGACTCCTCCGCATCCGAAAGACCTTGGCCAGATAGAAACCACCAGACTAACCGTCATTACTTCTGCCAGGCCGAAAAATACCTCATCATTCAAGACGGGGTAAACGCACCTTTTATTTTTGACGGAGAGAACATTCGTCGTGCCCACATAACTTCTAATCCAGCTATTTCAATGGGTATCGGAAGCGGGACAGTTGTTTCTATCTTAGTTACAGACCGAGGCTCTGGGTACACCTCAGCGCCCACGGTTACCATATCTGCTCCCGGTGCCGGGGGCGCAACAACCGCGACGGCCACCGCAATGATTGGGGCCTCAAGTGGGCAGGTTGAGCGTATTACGGTTACGGACGCCGGCACAAACTACACATCAGCTCCAACGGTCACTTTCTCCGGAGGCGGTGGATCTGGAGCTAAAGCTTATGCCATTCTTGAAAATCCGTCAGAAGTTCCAACCGGCTCAATTATGGCTTACGGTCAGGGAAGACTCTTCATAGCTAATCCTAATCGTTTTGAGATTCAGGCACTCGACCTTGTTGGGTCTCATGTAAACGTCAAAGCGGGAACAACGAGCTCTGGGGCTGTCAATTACCCGTTATCAGACCCAAGATCCTCAGTTCTTTTTAATACGGAGAACACCTACCTCAATGAAGGTGGGAGTCTGCTGATGCCGTCGTTTATGGGAAGGATAACGGGCATGCAGTTCGTTCCTACTCAGAACACTACCGCAGGGCAGGGGCAGTTGTTTGTGTTTTGCGAGTTCGGCGCGGCAACTTTTGCTGTGACAGCCCCCAGATCACAATGGGGCACCACGTCTGGTTTCCAAACAGTTCTCTACACCAACATTGGAGCTGTCGGTCCGGATGCTTTTGCCCAGGTTAACGGCGATCTATTCTTCCGGTCCAACGACGGTCTTCGCACGTACAAGAATGCAACCGCAGAGATGGCCTCGTATGGAAACACGGCGATGAGTGCCGAGATGAATTCTGTTCTCGAGCAGGAACCGATTCATCTTTTGCAAGACGTGAGCCTTGCTTACACAGATCGCGGTCGGGTTCTTATGACCGCTTTGCCCCAGGAGTACCAACCAGAAACAATCAACAGTAAATCTAAAAAAGTATACAAAGCTTTGATTAGCTTGGACTTTAACACTTTGACCGGGAGTCTCGGAAAAACAGCAGCTGCCTATGACGGGATATGGACGGGCATAGATATGCTTCAAGTTATTGCGGGTGATTTTGGGCGAAGAAACAAAGCCTTCATTCTTGGGATCAGTTGTAATCTTAACAGTATCTGGGAGATTGATTCTACCGCTCACGAGGATCGCCCAATCGCAGGCAGCGAATTAACTTTTTCAAACAGCCTTTTGTCTGGGACCTATCAGGGTACAAGTCTTGCAGGGACTCGTAAGGCAAAGTTTGACCTTAGCAGGATAGCCGCACTTGGACCGCAGAGTGTAAAACTTACCCTTAGCACTGAAAACGAGTCTGCTGCCACTACATGGACTTCTTCTGGGATGGGACTTCAAGCTGTGTCTCTTACTTACGTCGTGAGTAATTACGATGTCTCAGAAGAAGCATTCCTTTCCGATGCAAGAATCCTTCCATTTGCAAAGAACCTTTATGTCAAACTTTCGACCCAGGCTTCCGGAAAGACTTCTGGTGAAGTAGACCTGGGCCCAATTAATACTACTGGCTTCTTATATGTGTCCGCGGTTGCCTCTGGAGCCTTACCCGCAGAAAACTCTTCTACCTTCTCGGTTGCTTTTACCGGAGCATCTTCTGGGGCAGTACCTATTCGTGCTGAGCTAGAAACATCGGCTTATTCATTCCGCTCAATGTTTGAGTTGAAAAAACTCATACGCGCAGATTTCTGGTTTTCAAATCTTCGAGACCAGACAGATGTTGAGGTGTATTACAAGCCAGACCAATACCCCAGCTGGATATTCTGGGATAACTTTTACATGCTGCCAGAAACATCAGTATCTATCCGGGCGTTAAGTGGTGACGCAATCGCGGAAAAAGGATTATCGTCGACTATGAGCGACAATACATTAGCAACTAAATCGGCCGTATTACACAAAATAGATCTGACAAAATACTCTTCTCGCCTTACTCGTGGCTTAGGGCTTCGTCTCGACTTTGCAACGGGCGAAACTCCTCCAGGCACCGGGTCTGCGCCCTACCACATCGGCGTGTCTTATCTTGTGTCCACACTAACACCGACTGAAGTGGCAGCTCTTGTGAATGGCACGTCTGACTATACAGCTTTTTATAATTCTTTCAGAACAGTAAACGTTAATCTCCCTACCGACAGAGAAGCCTCAAGGTTCATTAACCTATACCGACCTACCGGAAACTACCTCTATGTTAAATTATCCTACCCGAGAACATTGCCGAATTCATTTTATGATGTGACTGTAACGCCATACGGCTTTAATCAAAGTGGCGCTACTCCTGACGCTGTCGACACAACGGGCTTCTTGTCGACTATACCGAATCTTAAACCTCAATTTGCCCCACAGATCCGACTCATGAACCCCCGTGAACAAGCAGACCCTTTGACAAACAGAATGTTTTCACACGGGTATGACTTTCAAGGTCGTATCGTGTGGACTGGTGCAGCCACTCTCCAGAAGATGTTTTTACATTGCCAGACCCTGGTTGAGCAAGTTGGAGGGAATATCTAATGAGTAACGAACTGAACAAAACACAGTGGCAACAGCTTGACGCCGTTGAGCCGTCTTTGTTTCTCCACTACTCCGAGGTATGCGGCTCTGTGTTTTCTGAAGAACTACTTACTGAGCCGGGTACTTTAACTTTGTCGGGAGGTTCTACACTCTTTGGCGAACCCCTTACAGATCAGAGTGATACTCCATTATTGACATAAGCCAGACAGTACGCCAGAATAGGAGATTCCGCTATGCCTAAGATCACAGACCTACAATCATTCTCAGGGACTTTAAGCAGCACGGACGTGCTTCCGGTCGTAAACTCTTCGGTAACCAAGCAAATAGCTATCTCCGAACTTCGAGGGAACATCCTTTCAAGCGGTTCAGTATCTTCTCAGCAGTTAGCTACCTCTTCGGTTATTACCGATAAAATTGCAGGGCGTGCAATCAATGGCGGCAAAATAGCTCTAGGCACAATTCTTCCAGAAAACCTTGAGCCCCGGCCGGGACTTACAGCCGGTTCATACGGGTCGAACAGCGCCGTTCCGACATTCACCGTAAACAGCCAAGGGCTTATTACTGCCGCAGGCTCCACAAGCCTCCGTCAACAGGTGAGTGCGAATGTTTACCAGCCTTTTAACGGGCAAGTAGTAGTTCTTTTTAGAACTACTCATGCGATGACGATCAATACAGCTGTGGCGACTTCTTTTGGCACTGCGGGTACTGCTACCGTAGCACTTTCGCCTGCGCTTGCTGACGGGACTGTTATTCCCGCCAATACAAGCGTCACTGCAACCTTCTCTAATTTCTCAGGTGTCGTTAATAACGTAACTATTTCATTTGGGTACACGAGCTAACGTTATGATGGTTAGCATCGTCGACAGCGCGACATTTAAGCTGAATATAGGCACGGCCAATACCAACTCATATAATCTAAACCTTCGAAACCATTTTGTGGCTTCCTATCCCTATGTTGGGCCTGGCGCGACAGTGGAGATTACCGTACTAGGAAATATCGGAAGCACTTCCACGAGTGAATATGCATTGCAAACCGGCAGTTGGCCTGCCGGGACAAATTTAAAACTCATTCTCCCAGCTACAAGCGGGGGAAGTGGAAATAATCCCGCGAACGGGGTTATTGCAGGAAAAGGTGGAAATGCAATCACTACTGGTTGTTGCGATATTTATGTCGGGGCCAACTCTTTTAATCCGGGGGGTCCGGCTATTCTGTTAAGTTATCCGCTTACTATTCAAAACAACGGCGTTATTGGTTCTGGGGGTACCGGCGGATTGGGAATTACCCAAAACAGAGATAACAACGCTCTTGGTGGTCACGGAGGTGGTGCGGGCATTGACCCAGGAAGCGGCGGTCAAGGTCGGTACAATTACACCAATGGGGGATGGGTGAGTTCTTACCTTGTTGGCGGAACAAGTATCGGCGTAAACGCAGGCAACCTAGGTCAGGGAGCCGGTGGCAGAGCGACTTCATCTGCTGTCGTAACGCAAGGCAACACACTAACAGTAATAGGAAACGCACTCCTAGGAGGCACAAGTTAAATTATGGCTCTATTAGCATCTACACTCCCAGCCGGTACAAAGTACGCAACTCCACAAGAGTTGTTGTCTTTGTTTGCTGAAAACCTTTCCGTCCCAGCTTCGGACGCCAGCGTATTTGTTCTCAGCACAACGGCCCCAAACGATCAGTCCAAGATCTGGCTGGATTCTTCTACAGCCAATCCGACTCTTAAGATTTATAACGGCGGATGGATTTCAATCAGCGCTCAGAACACGTTTACTAGCGGGTTTACTGTTTCGGGCGGAAACGTTCGATTGATCAACCCTGCGCTCTCGATCGACAACACGGGTACGTATGCTGGTCGAGTGGGTGTCGGAACCGAGACACCTACGACAAAGTTGGATGTGGTTGGGGCGATTAAAACCGACACTTCTATTACCACTCCCGCTTTGATTCACCCCACAAGTGGAACTTTAGCAATAACTGGCGGTCTTTCTACGACCGGCGGTATCACCATGTCGAGCGGAAGCCTTAGCATTACGGCCGGAGCTATTACCGCGTCGGGCAACATCACCTCTTCTGGGGGCACTCTTTCCGCTACTGCGATCAGTGTGGGCTCAGGAGCCATCACGGGAGGATCACTCGCCCTTACGGCAGCCTCGATCGATTCGGCTGGATTGTTGACTGCGGCTAACATCACAACGGCTGGAGTTTTAACCGCAGGGAGCATCGTTCTACCCTCGGCAACAACGGCTACAACAAGTGTTTCTGCTGGTGGTGCAGCAGCTCTCCCGGCAACTCCTGTTGGCTATCTTCAAGTAACAATTAACGGAACGATTAGAAAGATTCCTTTCTACCCGAACACCTAATGACATTTGGCGAAATCAAATCTGAAATCGCACGCGTCGTTGATAATGGAGTTCCGTCAACGGATGCTCGCGTTGTTCAGCGTGTAAACCAGGCTCAGCGTCGGCTCCATGCTATTCGCGCATGGTTGGGTACGATCGCTAAGTATAAAGTGGACGTCACAACCGGTGTATTTACTTTGCCACCGCAGTTGGAATCCATTGTTCGCGTAGCCAAGAACAACAACTCAAACCTAGGTTCCGGTAACGTACTTCTTTGTGACAACGCTTATGTCTTTATTCACGATGACGGGGATCTCGTGCCTTTAAACTTCGAACCCATCGGATCTACGGCCAACGTCATTCAATTCAGAATTGACGCCTCCGTAAGCCCCGCGCCCACAAGCGTCGTGGTTACGGGTAAAAAGAAAATGGTCGAGGTGGAGAATGATGGAGACGAACTCATCATTGCCGATCTTGAAGCTCTCAAGTTGATGGTTCTTGCGTTGTGGCGTGAAGAAAACAACCAAATCGACATGGCTACAAGTCTCCAGGCTAAAGCCGTGGAGCATCTGGCCTACAAAACGGACATGTCAGTTGAAGAAGCTCGCCGGCTCGTTTATCAATCCAAACTTTCAACGCATCCTGTTGGCAGTATGGGTTATGTCCGAGCTAAGCTCGGCTTGGATCTTGAGTTTGGTATCAAGCTTGAGGACGCAAAGCTGTTTGACCTGGTCAATAAAGCTCAAGACCTTCTGATCACCAAGAAGCGTCTTTTGCTCTCCTCTTTGCGTTACGGGGTAAAGGATGGCCTAGCTCTCCCGACTTACAGCTACATAGTTTCCGACACAGCTATGCTTCCTGTGCCCAATTACCAGATCGTAAAGCTTGTCGTTCTCGCAATCACAGCCATTTCACTATCATCCAAAAACGCCCAGCTTAGCCTGGATCAAGCGGCCAAGTTTGAGGCTGAAGCCATCAAGATGTTGGAAGAAGAGCTCAATGTGGAGCTGGAATCCAAGCGGCACGGAACTTATACAACGGCTTTATCTACGGCCATCCCGGGGACACTAGGGTATATGAAAGCTCGTTTCGCCCTGGAAGCGCCATTGGGTTTGCGTCTGTCTGACTCAGAGTTGACCCGATTTATCAACCAAAGCGAAGAGCAGTGCATGCGGATGGGTACTTTTGTTGGTACGATCAAAACTTACACCCTGACAATCGACCAGAAGGATGGGCTTGTCTACGTGCCGAACGACGTAGAGGCCATTCTTGGGGCAACCTTTAACGGATCTCCGATCCCTGTGTACGACGAGTTTTATGATTTCAAGGAAAACGGACCTGGCTACCAACAGACCGAGATCGATACCTACAACACCCAGAACCTAACAGCTTCTCCTTGCCTGATCGCAAGAGGAGAGACCCGGATCGATAACGTCCAGTACCGCGCATACTTCATTCGAGGAAACTGGGCCAACAGTTCTTATGTCCGTCTTCTGGTCAAGAAGCGTCCAGTCTACAAGACCTTGGATAGCGATGTGATGAGCATCAAAAACTACCCAGCTATTTTCAATATGGCCTTGGCGGCCTTGACCCTGACAAGCAATGCCGAGCAGTCAGCTATGCACGAGCAAAAGGCGCTACTACTTCTCCGTGATGAGTTGCGGGAATCCAAATCAGGAGAGCACCACTCGATCCGCGTTCAGGCTGAGAACTTCGCCCTCGGCGGCGTTATCCCGATCATATGAGCGAGGTTATCGCCCCGGTAAACGTTATCGGGGACTCCGCGATCGGCGTTGCCTCGACCGTCACAAGCGGGGAGACAGTCACTCCGGTCACAGTAATTGGAAGTTCTGCAATAGGTGGCAGTGCTTCGGTTGATAGCGGCGATATCGCGGTTGTGGCGGGTAATCTTTCGGCCATTGATATTGTTTCCAACAATATCGCCAGCGTTGTAACAGATGCGAACAACATAACTTCAATCAACACTGTCGCGGCGAGCAATACGCAGGTCGTAAACGTTTCGGATAACATGACCAAGGTTCAAACCGTTTATGACAAGCTCGGCGAGCTAAACCGGTACTACACAACTTTCTTGGGGACTAGCGCGACAGACCCAACACTTCGCTTGGATGGATCGGCAGTTCAAACAGGAGACTTGTATTACTCGACCTCAATGCCTGGCATGAAGGTTAAGACGGCTTCGGGCTGGGAAGCAGCTGGGTCAGGTATATCAGGGACCTTCAAGTTTTCAGCTGGGTCAGCCGCAGCTCCATCCATTACAACTTTTGGGGACGAAGACACGGGGGTGTATTTCCCGGCAGCCAACACAACGGCTCTTACAACAAACGGAGTCGAGCGTCTTCGAATTGGACCTACTGGAACAGTCACAATAGGGGGAGAGATTTCAGCTACGGGTGGACTAACTGGAAATGTTACTGGAAATGCTTCAACTGCTACAGCGCTAGCCACGGGAAGAACAATCGGAATGACGGGAGATGTTTCATACACATCAGCTGCGTTTAATGGTTCAGCTAATGTAACTGGAACTGCGACCTTAGCCACTACCGGGGTTACGGCTGGGAGTTACGGGAGCGTTGATTCCGCGACTTCTACTAACCGTATTCCGACAATTACAGTCGATGCTAAAGGCAGAATAACCAATATTGGTACTGGCGTGATTTATAAAGTCCCAGTAGCTGGGGTCGCTGATTACGCTCAAGAATTAGGTACAGGAAGAACAATCGGTATGACGGGCGATGTCTCTTACACATCTGGCTCGTTTAGTGGCGCCGCAAACGTAACGGGTACGGCTACCTTGGCTACAACGGGTGTTACAGCGGGTAGCTATGGAAGCACTTCGGCTATTCCTTCCATTACGGTCGATGCCAAGGGGAGGGTTACCTCGATCTCAAACAATGCGATCACGGTAGCTGCCGGAGCCGTCGGGGGTGGAACCGATAGAATTTTCTGGGAGAATGATAAGGTTGTGACGACGAGCTACACACTAACTTCAAACAAGAACGCTGTGACCGCTGGCCCGATCACCGTAAACACAGGAGTCACAGTAACAATCCCGACCGGCGGGGTTTGGACGGTGGTTTAATATGCCTATTGCCATTAACGGAACAGGAACGATTACCGGAGTCTCCGCGGGCGGTTTGCCCGACGCATGTGTTACTGCAGCGGATCTTGCTTCTGGGGCGGCTCGTACAAACTTTGGGTCAGGAGCAGTTCTTCAAGTTGTGCAGGGAGTTGTTACTACCGCAATATCTTTTTCAACGGTTAATTCATGGTCCGATGTGACAGGATTATCTGCAAGTATCACACCGTCCAGCACATCAAGCAAAATACTGGTTATCGCTAACATAAAAGCACAATCTTCTCAAAATTGTACTAGTAGAATTTTAAGGGGCTCAACAGTTATTGGGGCAAGCACAGAGCCTTCTCCTGGAAGTCGAATAGTTGGGTCAGGTGGTGATTTCTATGGATCAGGAAGTGGTGGCGGTGCGGGCCAGGGACAAACACATTTCTTTTTGGATACACCAAGCTCAACCTCCAGTCTTACGTATAAAGTCCAGTACTACCTCTTTACGGGAGGAGTGCTCTACTTGAATACTACTTATGCGAATGCCAACGCATCATATGCGTTTCTTGGAATTTCAACCCTAACTCTTGTGGAGATTGCAGGATGAGCTTATTAAAATCCAACTCAGTTCAAATCGGCCAGTCAGCAACTGCCACTCAAAATTTCACCCTCTCCGTCCCATCCTCACCCGATGGCACGATTAAACTGGCGAGGGGCAATAGCGGCGAAACTACGGCTGATATTCTGACGGTAGATGCAAGTGGTAATGTTACGACTACTCTCGCTAATGGAATTGTTACGCCCGCCAAACTATCTCAGCCAATGACGCTTATGACTGGTGTCGCGGCAAGCACTTCCTCTGTTGTTTATACTGGCATCCCTAGTTGGGCTAAAAGAATAACAATCATGTTTTACGAAATATCCATCACAGGAGCCAACCACATTCTTGTTCGATTAGGGACTTCGAGCGGTTTCGAGCAAACAGGATATAAGTCGCAACTTTCAATCACCAACTCAGGGAGCGCTACCGGAAATAGTACGATAGGCTTTATAATGCACTGGCCAGAAGCTACTTCTCTTTCTAACGGCACAATGACAATTAGTCATATGGGCAGCAACGTGTGGACATCCTCAGGTACTTACGCGTGGACCGGCAGTACGAACTCTACAATTATGTCTGGTGGGTCAAAAGTTCTTACGACGGGTGTTTTAGATCGAGTTCAAATTCTATCTGCGAATGGATCAGATACATTCGACTCCGGCTCCGTCAACGTGATGTACGAAGGATAATTTATGCCCACCACAATCCACGGAACTAACGGAATCACCTTCAACGACGGCTCAACGCAGAACACTCGTCCTGCGGTTGGCTTCCGCAATCGCATCATCAATGGTGATATGCGTATTGACCAGAGGAGCAGTGGAGCTGCTGGTAGCATTCCATGGAATACCCCCTCTTACACTAGTTGCGATAGGTGGGCCTCTTTAACTGGAGCCGCAACCCCAATGACATGGACGCATCAGAGGGTCGCAACTGGGAATAATGATTTTGCATCGGCTTCAAGAGTGCAAAGAATCGCTGGGGCTACAAACGTGGGTTCTGCGTATGTTACGCAAGTTATCGAATCTACAAATTGTAGGGATCTGGCGGGCCAAACAGCAACGCTGTCCTTCTATGCTAATGCCGGAGCTAACTTTTCTCCTGCTTCAGCGCAGTTAGAAGTTAATATTAGTTTTGGGTCCGGAAATGATCAGGGTTTAGTTAGCGGAACTTTCGGAAGTTGGACGTCGTACTCGGCTATTAACTCATCCGTAAGCCTAACAACTACAAGAACAAGATATTCGACTACTGTTACAGTTCCGGTCGGCACAAACGAAATTCTTATTAGGTTCGGAGTGACGCCAACAGGAACTGCTGGAGCAAATGATTGGTTCCAAATCACAGGAGTCCAACTCGAAGCAGGATCAACCGCAACAGAGTTTGAGCGCAGGCCGATTGGGACGGAGTTGGTGTTGTGTCAAAGGTACTACAACCTGCACGGAGCAACTACAACTGCTGGAAACTTTGTTACTGTTTGTAACGGCTATATGTTTGCTTCAACCCAATGGGAGGGTGTTTACTCGTTCCCGGTAGAGATGCGAGTATCTCCTACCTTTACTTCATCAGCTGCTTCAACATTCGCCTTAAGAAACACAAATGTAGTGCCTACAAGTATTCTTTCGTATAATGCCACCACTAAGTCTGTATTATTATATACAGCTAACACAGCAACTGCATCTTCTGGCTATTCTCAAAGCCTTATGATAAATGCTTCAAGCACTGGATTCCTTGCTTTTTCAGCGGAGCTATAAATGAACCAATATCAAAAAATAACTTTTTCGGGCTTAGTGAATGATTCGGCAATTAAACGACTCAGTGACAGCGCGTGTATCCCTTTTGATCCAGCCAACGCGGACTACCAAGCTTACTTAAGATGGCTTTCGGAAGGCAACGAACCGCTACCAGAGGATCTGCCACCCGTTGCCCCCCAGGAGCCAGCCCCAGAACCTGAAGTTGAGCCAGTTTCCGAGGTAACCCCAGCCCCAGAGCCCGAGGTAGTACCGACCCCAGAGCAGGAAACCCCTGCACCTGAAAATGTTGTTGATCTGTAAACTATTACTGGCAGAATAGTGACAATACACATGACCCCGGCCAATCCTCCCTTTATACAGGAAACCATTGATTTTGTGAAAGTCATGCTTCCTCACTGCCAGGAGCCCGAGAAGTCTGTTCAGTGGCATATGCAGAATATGGCCCTTGTTCTTGATCGGGATGTAAACAAATACAAGGCGGTGCAAGGGGTTACTTTGTTTCGCAGAGTTGATGATCCTGAGCAGGCTCGTGATCGCTGGGCTCATAAGGCCGACGGCAAGCTGCTCTGGGTGGATTGGACAGTCAGTCTTTTGCATGGGGGTTTGGGTCGCATGATTAAACCTGTATTTGAAAACCTCGGACGGCCTACACATGTAGGTTTTTCCAGACATAAACATTTTGATCGTATGTCGATCTACCCAGCGTCTTTCTTTGACCGGCTAGCCAGGATGGGGCTGTAATATGGGCAAAAAAAGTCCTCCAAAACCACCAGAACTTCAGGCTCCGAAGTTCTCTCAGATTGATCTGGAGAAACTTGGTCAGCTATTAAACCTAGATCTAAACGATCTGGGCTCTTACCTCAATGCGTACCCAGATTTCATGCAGCAACAGAGCGTCCTTGGCGACCTCGAAGGCTTCTCAGACGCAGCAAATCAATCGGCCCAGCGCACGCTTGAAGGCGTTGCTCCTGGGGTCATGGATAATCTTAAAACTGCGGCTGACACAGCTTCTGCCCAGATGCGGGGCGACATTCCTCAGGATGTGGAAGATCAATTGTTTGGGAGCGCCGCTTTTAGGGACTTTTCTTCAGGGGCAGGATCTTCCAGTCAAAGGGCTAGAAACCTTACAGCTCGTGACTTTGGAACCACCACGATGAATATGCAAAATGCGGGGCTCCAGAACTATCAAAACGTACTCGGTCTCGCCAATGCCTTGACCCCCGTCAAATCAACGGATCTTTTGTTCAGCCCCGCAGATGTCCTAGCCCGTCAGGATGCGAATACGGCTATTGGGAATCAAGAGGTCGCGTTCAACACGAACCTGACCAACTACACAAGCGTCTACAATAACGACATCGAGAATCAACAGCGGTACTACAACACCGGGATTAAGAACGAGCAGGCTATTGCGGATACAAACACGGCGAACACAAACGCCATGAACAAGTACAACTACGACCTGATGAAGTTCCAACAGCGGGGCAGTAGTGGGCTCGGCAGTCTTATCGGTGGTGGTCTGGGAGCTATCGCAGGTTCTATAGTGCCTGGGATCGGCACCCTGGCGGGTGCAAAGATTGGTGCTGGTTTGGGTGGAGGTGTCGAGGGTGCGGTCAGTGGTCAGGGCTTTGGTGGATTGTCCAGCGGGTTACTCTCTGGGGTGTCGGCATTGGGCGGTATCGGTGGGGGTGCAGCTGGGTCTTCCGGTGGATTGGGCGGGATGGGAAATCTTCTTGGCGGCATTTTTGGTGGGGGCGGTGGAAGTGGTGGTGGGTCTTCATCGTTAGGTGCGACACCTATTCCGAGGGCAAGCGGTCTTGGCGGCGGAGCCGGAAGTTTCAACCCGTTCTCACCAGGTGCGTCTTGGTCTTCCAGAAATACCGTACCCTTATTCGGGAGATAATTTATGGCCTTAGGAGCAGCAAACAAACAGCAGATGCAACCGGCGCAGTATGTTAATGCCGTAAACAATGAGGGCTTGTTTCGTCCCGGAAACTTCAGCTCTCCTAACGTCAACTTCGAGCTTTTCCAGCCTCAACAGACTATGCCGTTGGTTCAGTCGCAAATGCAGCAGACAACTAGAGATAATCTAGCTCGTCAGACTTTGCAGGATGCGGAACCTTGGGCCGTCTT